GATTCGTATAAACATTAATCAGTTGATTGAGAAGAGGATCCCTTGTTGTGATCTTCTTCATCCTGATCATTGTTTAACAGAGAAGCAAGTGGCAGAGATTGCACATGATGTAAGAATGGATATAGACTTACATCCTATCTACAAGCAAGTGGATGTACATATCATGAAGTATGTTGAAGCTGCTGGTATTGATAATAAAGAGCATTGGGTAGAAGAGAAGCTTCTAGACTTACCTGATGAAGAAGGTATATCATTTGATTAAGAAACTGTAAAGAACTTATTATGGCAATATATAAGAATAGCAAGATAGAGATTGACTTGAATGAGTTAGTCGAATGTAGATTAGGCGTCTTGAATCAGAATCTTACTGAGTATGAGGTTGAACAGATAGCGTCTGCATTACAGTATACTCTGACTTGGGATACTCTCTATCATATGGTGGATACTGCAATACTGGATTTCGTTGGTATGAACCCTGTTGAGTATGGCAGTACAATGAATGAATCGTGGTTGTTAGAGATTGAGCGTAATAAGAAGAAGTTCAAGATGGTAGAGTTAAAAGGAGGTTCATGGACAATTCAAGTACCACAACGGATAAAGGATTAAAGTCTTATCACATATACTATGAGGACAAGTGTTTGTTTAAGGATTTGAATCAAGAAGAGTTTGATGTCATATGGGGCAGAATCTACAAGTCTTATCATACAGATAGCTTGTCGTTCTCTGTCTGTATTGGCGATGAATGTATAAGAGAGGATCAGAGTTATTAGATGGCACATGATTTAGATCACCTTGAACCCTATATGCATGATTGGGTGGACTATCTTACATTACCTGATGACAGTGCGGCAGATTATACAGGGCCACGTTGTCCCTTTGCGAAGAAGGTGAGAGATGAGAATCGTATGAAGTTAGTCAAGGTTTATGACTATTTCAGCGCGTACGACTACTGGGAGGTGGTTACAAGAGAGTGTGATGCCTTCGATGGTAGTAAGGATGTAGTGATAGTGGCGGCAAAGAGTAATGAACATATTATAAATCCAGATCAAATGTCTGGCGGCGTCGATGCAATCAATACCTTTCTGAACTGTCAGGGCAGAGACTTATGGATACTGATGAAGATTGAACCATTGTTTACCATTACAATGATACAAAAAATCAGCGCGTTGGACGATTCGAGTGACTTTCTAAGAGAGAAGGGATATTACACGACTAGATACTCTGAAGCACAAATGGAAAAGGTCGTGAATGGCCGTAAAAAGTATCGACAAAAACTAAATGATAGAACCTAAAGCAGTAGACCTACCTAACTACGGTGTACTCGAATGTGAACTAGATCAAGAGATGGTGGACTATCTTTGGAAGTTGGTTCATTCGTATTCACCCAATGTCAAGTGGGAAGGCAATCGCATCATAGAATTTGAGAATATCAACGAGAAACAGTTTCTATTAAATGATGATGAACATAAGTTTGAGAATGAAGTATTAAGGCCCTGCGTTCAAACATACTTTGGAACTTATGGTTGCCCATTTAAACATAAGACAACACATCTGCATGAATTTGCATTTAGTCGTTTCTGGTGTCGTGCATCAGTTGATGGAGACTATCAAAGTATTCATGACCATCAAGGCGCCTTTACCTTTGTAGTATGGTTAAGTGTTCCGTTTGACGGAAAAGAAGAAAGACAGATACAGGCTGGATTCAGACCAGAAGCAAGTGACTTTGTGTTGGTATATCCTGATACATGTGGACAACTACAGAAAAGAAACTGGGTGCTTAGTAATAGTGCAGAAGGCAAAATGTTGTTCTTTCCAAGTGACCTAAATCATATTGTATACCCCCACTACACAACTACAGAATATCGTATCTCACTTGCTGGTGATGTTGCTTTAAGTAGTTTGTCACCTACCCAGATTTTAAACCCAGTATCGGGTAAAGGTAAAATATCAGCTGGACTGCCAGAGGAGTGGTAAAAACAAAAATTTATAGATAAGTTTAGAATGAACATTTCTGAAGAAACAATGAACATAGACCTTGATGTCAAGGAGCTAGAATACATCTACGAATCAATCTCTTTTCGATTAGAACATGATAATCATCTCATGTATCATCCTGACATCCGTAAGGACTTAGAGGATATGATGGCTACTTGGGAAGATGAGTACCTATAACATAACAATCGGAGGCTATCTCATTGCAGAGAATGTGCCTGGAAAAGAAGTTAAAGATAAGCTGCAACACATAAAAGCATTTTTCAATTATTATCCAGATGATGAACTTCGTAAAGAAGAAATAGCGGTGATTAAAAATGAGAACCAAGAAAATTGAATTACCAAATTACGGAGTTCTAGATGTAACTCTGGATAAAGAGCATTTAGATCATCTACATCATCTGGTAGAGAAGTATGAGCCAGATAATGCGATGCAACAATGGATGTTGATAGATGACGATAACCGCTTTCAAAAAGAAGTTCTGAGAAAAGTAATACAACAATATATTGAGGACTTTGGAATACCTCATAGATTAAGAACAACTCATATACATGAGTTAACCTTTCAGAAGTTCTGGGCAAATTATACTGGGAAGGGACAATATCAAGCATTACATCAACATGACGCTATATTCTCTTTTGTAGTATGGCTTAAGATTCCTTCCTGTGCCACAGAAGAACAAGAAGTACCAAATACAATGCATCCAGATGCAGGGGATTTCATTCTTACCTATAATGATATCACTGGAAGTGTAAGAAAAGTAAATTGGAAATTAGAACAACAATATAATGAAGGACATATGTTAATCTTTCCTAGTGATCTGTTTCATGCGGTTTACCCCCACTACTTAACTGATGAGAAAAGATTATCAGTAGCTGGTGACATCGCAATCAACAGTATGGCTTTGAAAGGAATTAACGATCAGGGAATGTTGTTAGGCCCCTGTAATAGTCAGGAGTTTCTCAAAAAGAGCTCGTAAAAAAAGACTATATAATATAACACTATGGACAAATTGGTTTGACCGTGGTATACTTAAGAATGTAATTACAACATGTTATGGCAAAAGGATTTACAGTAAAAGCAAATGCCCCCAAAACTAAGAAGGTCGAAGACGACTTTAACTTAGAAGAGGCAAAGGCATTAGCTAAAGGTAAAGCAATAGTTTTCTGTCTGCCAGGTAGAGGAGTATCTTATATCTTTTTAAAGAACTTCGTTCAACTATGCTTCGACCTTGTTCAGAACGGATCTAGTATTCAGATCTCACAAGATTATTCATCAATGGTTAACTTTGCAAGATGCAAGTGCCTTGGTGCAAACGTATTAAGAGGCCCAGACCAGATTCCTTGGGATGGCAAATTAAAGTATGACTATCAACTATGGATTGACTCTGATATTGTATTCGATACAGAGAAGTTCTATCGTTTAGTATGGATGCAAAAGGACATTGCTGGTGGTTGGTACTGCACAGAAGATGGAAAAACCACATCTGTTGCACATTGGTTAGAAGAAGAGGACTTTGCTAAGAATGGTGGAGTGATGAATCACGAAACTATCGAATCAATCTCTCGTAGACGCAAGCCTTTCACTGTTGACTACACTGGATTTGGTTGGTTACTCATTAAAAACGGTGTATTCGAGCATAAAGAGATGAAGTATCCTTGGTTTGCTCCTAAAATGCAAGTCTTTGAGTCTGGAGATGTACAAGATATGTGTGGAGAAGACGTATCTTTCTGTTTAGACGCTAAAGAAGCGGGTATGGAAATCTGGATTGATCCAAAAATCCGTGTTGGTCACGAGAAAACAAGGATTATTTAAGATGGCAGACGGTGAAGTAAGATATAGGGTCGTAGAATTAGGCACATCAGGCTGGTGTGTCAACGATCCTAAGCAAGATGTAGGTCTTGATAAGGAAGCTGCAAGAGCAAGATTGAACTTTTACATGTCAGAGGGTATTTCTCCAGACAGATTAAGAGCTCAAATAGATAAATAAAAAGAAAACGGTTAAGAGATGGCAGATTCAGATCCAAAACTAGCTCCCCATAACGTAGAAAGTGCTGGTTTTAAGAGTGGCGAGGTAAAGGGACAGTATGATGTGAGCGCTCAAGCACGCAAAAAGGCTGCCGCTAACAGTAATTCTGGTCAATCTCCACTTGCTGCTGGATAAAAACCACAAAAAAACATTCAAAGACCTTGAGGTGATTCACCAAAAGGTCTTTTTTTGTGTCTAAATAGATTTGAATTAGTATATTTGCTCATAATGAAGTTAAAAAACACACCATTTGGCGGTTTTAAAGATGGTTTTATCGAAAAACCAGAAGATGATGAGACACTTTTGCGTGAAGTTGTTGGTGATGACGCTAATGATGAGAAAAGAAAACAAAATTTAAGTGAATAATGGCAAAAGTAGATCGTAAACTTGTCAATAAAACTCCTTTCAAAGATATCAGTTTGTCTTTTAGTCGCCATCCTGTGACAGATGACATTGGTGTCTTTGTAAATGAGGATGCAATTAAGCGATCTGTAACTAATTTGGTAAGAACAAGAGTCGGTGAAAGATTTTATCAGAAATTATTAGGTAGTCCTCTTGAAGATTCCCTGTTTGAGCAACAAGATAGCGACACTGCCATGGTGTTGGAAGACGATATACTGCTTTTACTTGAAAACTACGAACCTAGAATCAAAAATGTTGACGTAGTTTGCTCATATGACTTGGATTCAACTGATATGAACGTCAGAATTTCTTACATTATTGCTGGATTGCAGTTTCCTCAACAAAATATAGAATTTATTCTTCAATCAACTAGAGTATAATGTCATTTAACCAGTTTACAAACTTAGATTTCGCTGATCTAAGAAACCAAATTAAAGATTACCTCAGAGTAAACAGTGATTTTGCTGATTTCGACTTTGAAGGATCAAACTTTTCTACTCTAATTGACCTTTTAGCGTATAATAGTTACATTACTGCTTATAATACCAACATGGCAGTCAATGAGTGCTTCCTTGACAGTGCTACATTGCGTGAAAATGTGGTTTCTCTTGCTAGAAACATTGGTTATGTTCCCAGATCAACAAGATCTTCTCAAGCTATTGTTGATTTTAGTGTAGACTTAGGTGATAATGACACAAAAATTGTAACTTTGAAGGCTGGACAGGTTGCCGTTGGTAATCAGACAGGAAGTAACTACATTTTTTCTATTCCAGATGACTTTGTTGCAACAACTGGAGCAAATAATTTTGCAAATTTCAGTAGATTGAAAATTTATGAAGGAATTTATCTTCAAAAGCAATTCCAAATTGATTATTCTCAACCAAATCAAAGATTTATTCTTCCAAATGCGAATGTTGACACAACTTCTATCCGTGTCACAATTTCTTCCACCACAAATGAGACTTATACGCTCTACAATAACATTTTGAAGGTGGATTCGACCTCTAAATTGTTCCTAATTCAAGAAATTGAAGATGAACAATACGAAATTTTGTTTGGTGATGGAATTATTGGTAAAAAACCGCCAGCTGGGGGAGTAATTACTGTAACTTACATTGTAACTAACGGAAAATTGGGAAATGGAGCTAAAAATTTCTCATTTGTTGGTATTTTGAAAGATGATACTGATAGAACAATCACTGACGGCATCTCAATCCTCACAACTCAGCAAAAAGCTGATATGGGCGATAATATTGAAGATGTTAGTTCGATCAAATATCTAGCACCTCGTATATACTCGTCACAATACCGTGCAGTAACGGCAAATGACTACACAGGTATAATTCCATTCGTCTATCCTAACGTTGAATCTGTGACCGCCTACGGTGGAGAAGAATTA